GTTCACAGCGTGCGGCGCTACAGCAGTTGCACGGGGTTTATGCAGACCATCCCTAGGCGAATCGCCTAAGCCGTTGATTTGATTGGTGGGCCCTGAGTGACTCGAACACTCGACCTACGGATTAAGAGACGATTCCGGCCCTCTTTGGCACTCGGCCAAACGGACACGCGCAGAGGGAAACCGGGAGTTTCATGTAGCCGCAGGAAAGGTTGTGATGCCTTGCGCAGCTACGTTGGAGCTACGCGTTCGAGTTCTCTGCGGCTCCCCAAAGGAGCGAAGTGTGGGAACAGGTTGCAGCATTGTTCTTCACGCCACACGAATCGACAGCGCTGGGCCACTTGCGCTTGGCAGGGAACAGACTGCCTAAGTAGAACTCGGGGCAAGGCGAACTTCAAAATCCGCACTCACAGTCTGACCGTCAACGTCTACAGCTACGATGTACTTGCCAGCTGCCGGAACGATGAACGGTTGGAGCTTAAGCAGCAGGTTTGCCGCGCCCCCCTTGGGGACTGAAAACTCTGCCGGCGCGAGCTTGTTGGGCGATGGATTGCCGTCTGGAAGAGTGATGTGAGGGGATCCAAGATATGTACCGGGTGCAATGTCGGTGATGGTGAACATCAACGACAACGCTCCCAACCCGATCGGCATCCCATGGCTCAACTTGTCAATGGCTTCCGGGGGGACATTCAGGATGACAACTTTGTCGGTGAACACGCCAACCATCAAAGTCTTGCCCTCGGCGAGAGACTGGATATCGTCTGCTACGAATAGTGTCGCTTGCATGCTTCAATCAACCTTAGCCAGCGAGGTGGTTCTTGTTGCCTGAACAATTTGGATCGCGGCGAGCGTTCCATCTGATGTAGGCATCCGAACCGAAGCAGAGGTTGCGGCAGAGGACGCCCGGAACGCCCAACCAGCGTCCAAGCGAAGCGGAGCGTGCTTTCCAAGCGATAGTAGGTGGACTGCTACATCACCGAAGAGCAACGTCAGGCGGATAAGACGGTCCATAGCAAAGCTCTGTAGGACATCACCGCTGACGTACTTGCTAAACGCGTTCGGTCCACCTCCGAAGAGTTTTGATGCATCCGCCTTGGACAGTGAAAGGAGTTCAAGCACATCCTCGATCTGTTCGCCAGTCAGCAGACCGTCGGTGGTACGAATCTCATCGCGCTTTGAAGCAAACGCTTGGCGAATTAGCGCAAGATTGTCGTGCTCCTGCCCTTCGGTAGACCAGACATGGCCGCAAGCAAGGCAACGCGTCTGAGCGAGCCCTTCAACTTCCAGCGTCAGTCCCTTGAAATCAATGTTGTCTCCGAAGTGCTCAACAAGTACGTTTTTGCTCCCGCACTTGAGACATGTATTCGGGGATCGCTTCCTATCAATAAACACGTTCATATGGCTACTCATCAAGATGGATGAAGTCGAACGACGACACAGAGGCTATCTTGAGCGTCCGAATAGAGACCCAGCTTTACGTAGAAAACGAGACCCTCTTGAGGGCCGCATAGTCGATGCTCTTGCTCATCGTAGGAGATCAAATAGTCGTCCGCAGGCAGGACACCAAAGTCACCCGTCCGAGCATTTGCCCACTCCTTTCGAAAGTTCCCGCCCGCTGAAATCGGTGTTGGTTGCAGCGCCAAGATTATGCGGATCACGTCGTCGTCTGAAAGGTCGTACTCCCGCACCTTTAGCCTGCAATGTTCGCTCGCGTAGTCCCACGCACCGAGGCGAACAAGTTCCTTTAGCTGATCAAGCGGACACAGCGCCATTGTGCTTGCAATCTACCATTATGGTATCCCCTATCCGTGGTGGAGTGACTTCCGCGTGCATTAGTTCGCATGCATAGGGCATCGCGGTGCCCGTGCGACGGGCGCGAGGCTCAAGTGCCACAGCAGCAATCCTACCCGTGGGCGCCCGAATGCGATTGGCGTCGTCCGGCGCAAAGCGATACGCGCCGCATCAAGCAGGGGGCTGGGGGCGGTAGCCCCCAGGAGAGCAGGCCGAAGGCCGCGGGAGCCTCGTCCCTCAAGACAGCCAGCGGCAGCGATGGCGGCGCGGCTCAACCTAGCTCGCGGGCTCCGACGCTACTTGCACCATTGTCCGCGGCTGCGCGCCCTCAAGACCGAGCGCTCCGGGTCACGCGGAGCGGGCCCCGGAGCGCTCAGTCGCAGCGGCGCAGCTGGCCGCGCGGCGACGGCGGGACGCTCAGTAGTGGCGGCGCGACAGTGTGTTCGCGGGACGTTGACGGGCTGGGGTTGAGTACAGTACAGTGACTTCTGCGACAGCCATCATTCATTACGCCGCAAAATCGCGCTCCCAAAACCTGGTGGCCCTATGGCACAAAGCGCAGCCAGGTATCGGAATACTTGCTGGTTAGTATTTCGGTAGGCACACACACAGACGCAACCGCATCTGTCGCGATCTTCCACTCGTGGAGTTCGCATGCGCGTTGCTGTTTGCATTCCCGTTCGTCCGATCGTTCCCGCACCTGCTCCTCGCAGGGCGAGCGCAGCGAGCCCGGGGCTTGTCCCATACAAAACAACTCCTCACGAGCTGCGAGTCAGCCTCTGCGCCAACGCGGCCGCTGATCGGCGGGTAAAGCGCCTCAAGCGGGCCGTTTGGGCTTCTGGTCACCTTCACGCGCTACCGAGGAAGGGCTTTCGCCCCGAAGTAGCCTGGTTCGTCACCCTCACCTACCGAGGGGTCGATGACTGGCGCGCTGAGCACATAGCCGAGGCAACCCGGCGCTACGGCAACTGGTGCCGGTCCAAAGGCGTCGAGTGTTGCTACACCTGGGTCGCGGAGCTGCAGGCGCGCGGTGCGGTGCACTATCACCTGCTGGCATGGTTGCCCGTCGGCGTGCGCATGCCGCACTGGGACAAGCCGACGCCAAGGCGCAGAGGCATGCGCAAGGCCTTCTGGTCGCACGGCATGTCGCAGACCGAGGAGGCCAAGGCGGGGATCGGCTACCTCATGAAGTACCTCTCCAAGCTGGGAGAGTTGAGCCGGTTTCCGAAGAATCTGCGGCTCTACGGCATCGGGGGGCTAACCGCAGAAGGCCGAGCCATTCGGTCCTGGCTCAATCTTCCTCAGTGGGCAAAGACGGCCTACGGCGTCGGCGACCTGGCACGCACTGCTGCAGGGCTCATCGATCGATCGACCGGCGAGATTCTTCCGCCGGCGTGGAAGGTGACCGTAGAGCCGAATGGCTTGCTGCTGACCAAGCTTCGGGAGGTGCCGTCGCGCTTCGGCCCGGGCATGGTGCCCGAGGGGCAATACGTCGGCGCGTATTCGTCCTTCCCGAGGCATCTGGCGTGAGCGCCTGGACCCTCGACCTGGCCGAAGCGGCGCAGCTGCTCAAGGTCCATCCGAAGACGTTGCAGAAGCTCGCCCTGCGCGGCGCCCTGCCCGCCTGCAAGGTCGGACGCGCCTGGGTGTTCGTCGAACGTTTGCTGATCGACTGGCTGGAGGCACAATCGCTCTCGCGTGTGTCCGTGGTCGATCTTCAGGAGAAAACTGAATGTCGCTCTACAGACGCAAGGACTCACCGTACTGGTGGGTCAAACTTCCGCCCATCCGGGGTGAATCGAAGCCTTTACAGCAAAGCACTGGGACTGCCGATCGACGAGAGGCGCAAGAGGTCCATGACCGGCTCGCACACTCACGATGGGAACAGGCCAGGCTCGGCGTAAAGCCTCGACACGACTGGCAGGAGGCGGCCGAGCGGTGGCTCTTGGAAACGGAGCACAAGGCCACGCACGGTGACGACATCGCAAAGCTTCGCTGGCTGCACGCTTACCTGGGAGACAAACAACTCGACGAGATCGACCGAACGCTGATCGATCGCATCAAGTTCGACCGCGAGAAGATCGCCACGGCCGGGACGACAAACCGCTACCTCGCATTGATCCGCGCCATTCTTCGGCGTGCATGCAATGAGTGGGAGTGGATCGACCGGGTGCCGAAGTTCAAGATGTTCAAAGAAGCCGAGGGGCGGGTTCGCTCGCTCAGTCCGCAGGAGTTCGAGAGGCTTTGCTGCGAGCTTCCAGCGCACCTGGCCGACATGGCACGGTTCAGCGTAGCTACCGGGCTACGCCAGGCCAACGTCAAGGGGCTGGACTGGCAGTACGTGGACATTGGACGCAAGCACGCCTGGATTCCGGGCAGCAAGCACAAGAACGGGAAACCGCACTCGGTGCCGCTGAACGAGATGGCGCTTTCGGTGTTGCGCAGGCAGATCGGAAAGAACCCTTCGCGGGTGTTCACCTTCCGGGGTGAGCCGATCCAGCAGGTGAACACCAAGGCCTGGACCGCTGCCCTTCAACGGGCCGGGATCGAGGACTTCCGGTGGCACGACCTGCGGCACACCTTCGCTACCTGGCACCGCCAGGCCGGAACGCCGACACACGAGCTACAGCGGCTCGGTGGTTGGAAGACCGGGGCGATGGTCGAGCGCTACGCGCACGTTGCCCCAGAGGCATTGCAGGGGGCGGCGGCGAGGCTCGATGCGATCACCGGCTACGCTGTGGCTACGCCACAAGGACCAACGGCCTAGGCGAATCGCCTAAGCCGTTGATTTGATTGGTGGGCCCTGAGTGACTCGAACACTCGACCTACGGATTAAGAGTCCGCTGCTCTACCAACTGAGCTAAGAGCCCCACGTTTGAAATTCTAAACGCTGGTGGGTTGTGCGGGATTCGAACCCACGACCAACGGATTAAAAGTCCGACCCCGCTAGGCAACTTTGGACTTCCTCAGACTGGCAACGACATTGCCTTCCCTCGTAGGATCGTCCATACTAGTCCGTAAGTGTCCAAAACCATTCGCCAAAATTCTGGCAACGAACTGGCAACGGAGGCAAACGGACTATGAAGCAGGCGACGAAAACGACCGGGCAGACGATCAACCGACTTGAGCCGGGCGTGTTCACGACGCTCTTCAAGGTCAAGCCGTCGGGCGCATTGCAGGCACGCAAGCAAGCATCTGGCGCGGTGGGCTTGTATTGGCGCTACACGATCGGCACGAAGAGCGAGCGCGTCTCGATTGGCCTCTACGATGCCGCCGCGTCGCCGAAGAGTCTGACGCCGACCCGCCGCGGGTATTCAGTCGCAGCAGCGGTGCGCGCCGCCGAGACACTGGCGCTCGAGCACCATCGGCACCGGGACGACGGCGGGCGCCCTGCCCTCAAGGCCGCAGAGCGCGAAGCGAGGGAGGCAGCGGTCCAAGCGAAGCGCCTCGCAGCGTCATACACCCTTTCGGCATTGCTGACCGACTACTGCGATCACTTGCAGGCGCTTGGCCGGCGGTCGCACAAGGACGCGCGCAGCATCTTCGCGCTGCACGTCGTTGCCGCATGGCCGACCGTTGCCGCGATGCCGGCGAAGGACATCACCGGCGAGCAAGTCGCCGACATGATGCGCAGACTGATCGAGGCCGGCAAGGGTCGGACGGCGAACAAGCTGCGCGCCTACGCTCGCGCCGCGTTTCAGACCGCAAAGGCAGCGCGCTCCAAGCCAAGCATTCCGGTCGCATTCAAGGCCTACGGCATCACCGCCAATCCGGTCGAGGACACCGAGCCGGACGAGTCGCAGAATCGCGCCGACAAGAATCCGCTGAGCGTCGACGAGTTGCGCACCTACTGGCAGACGATCGCGCCGCTGCCCGGATTCAAGGGCGCCCTGCTTCGCCTGCATCTGCTGACTGGCGGACAGCGAATAGAGCAACTGGTGAACCTGCGCACGATCGACATTGCGACCGATGATGCGATCATGCTGCACGACGGCAAGGGCCGACCCGGGAAAGAACCGCGCCCGCATGCCGTGCCGCTCACGAAGGACGCTGCGAAGGCGCTGGCTGCATGCAATCCGGCGGGCGAGTTCGCCCTATCGACAGACGGCGGTGAAACGCATGTCGCGGCGACAACACTTGCCGAGTGGGCGTCGGCCGCTGCGGCCGACAGGATCGCGGGCTTCCAAGCCAAGCGCATCCGCAGCGGCGTGGAGACGCTTCTCGCCGGCCTGGGCGTGTCGCAGGACATCCGCGGCCGTTTGCAGTCGCACGGCATTTCAGGCGTCCAGGCGCGCCACTACGACGGGCATGGCTACCTCGCCGAGAAGCGCGGTGCGCTCGAGTTGCTGGCTGCCGAGTTGGAGCGCAAAGCATCGCCCAAGATCGTGCCCATTCAGGGCAAGCGCAAGCGGGCGTGACCCGCGAACCGGCGGGCGATCAGCATTGATCGCAAACCGGCATCGTCGAGGCGGTCGGGGCGCAGATCGGTGCGGCGATCTTGCGGGCGTTCCCCCCGGAACCCGAGGCGCAGGTGACGCCGCCGGATGCTGAACGACAGGGGATCATCGGAGTCGCGCGGGCAAGGCCATCTCGCGGCCTCGCGTCAACGCTCGATCAGGTGTCCCGTGCCGCCCAGCGCTTATGCTCGCCCTCTCTCAGAAAGGCTCACCATGGATGGTTCGATCGACATCGCCGCTCTCGCACATGCCGCCGGCATTCCCGCCGACGATCCCGGGGTGCAGGCATTTTTGCCAAGTCGATCGCCCAGGGCATGCGAAGACATTTGCGCCGCAGCGCAACCATACGGCGATGCTGACCATGTGACCGCGGAACACGCGCGAGCGGTCGGCCGCGAACTGGCGCTTCAGATCCGGGCGAAGTTCGAGTTAGATTGAGCGTCCCGCTGTCGGGCACCGCGCGCAGCCGTAGCGCCTCGGGTCGCTTGCCAGTCAGGCGCCAGTCTGCGCCGCCTGCCACTCCCGCCCGGCACGACGCACCAGGCCCGGCGCGAGCGAGCTTTTGCAAGCGTTGATCCGCGGCTTGTCGCGTAACGTGCATTGCCGCGGCCAGGTCGGTCACCGTCATCGATCCCGAAAGTGCAACATAGTCGGCCCCCTGCGCATTGGTCGCGTCATACACGAACTCGGGCTCAGCATGGGGTCGGCCGGCGCCACGATCCGGCATCGCTCGGGCGGCCAGCGCACGGCAGGCGCCGCGTAGGTGGCCATTCATCAGCGCCAGCATCTGCAACCATGCGTCGACCATGGCGCGCAGTGTAGCGGGTGGCTCATTGCGTGAGCCAGTTGTCCGCTCAGGCGCATCCGAAGGTGTGTCCTTCCGAAGAGCGCCATCGACAGGGGTTTTTGCCTGCTGCGTGGCTTCAGCAGTAGTGCTTCACAAAGTGCTGCTCCATCGCGCCAAGCAACGCGTTGCGTGTACGCAGCACGGTCACAGCTTCGGCGGATTGCCGGGGCCGTTGCTCAGGGTTCGCAGTCTCGAAGTCGCCACCGGTGGTTGCGTCCTGGAACGCGACCAGTGCCGCGAGAAGCGGGCATCCCTTCGCGCCGAATTTGGGCAACCTCTGTAGTTCGATTTCCACCAGGTCTAAATTCGAGGTGATGCGCGGCGCGAGGGCGACATTTCCTTCGCACAGGTAGCACAATGCGTCGTCTGCCACTTGCACCGCGAGCCTCTTGGCGTGATCGAGCAAGCCGCGCGCCTCCTTGCGATCTTCGCGCCGATTGGCCTGCCAGTTGGCGACAAACCAGCCCCCAAAGACCGCCAGCAGTGAGGCGTATGGCAGCCACTGCGCTGTGACCAATGGCATCGCGGCCTAGTGGTGCGCTTCGACTTGGGCGCCCTGGATATAGATCCAGATGCGCTCCTTGTACGACGGGCGCGAAGACTCGACGTGAAGGCGCTGGCGCAACTCCTCGGGGGTGAAGCCGGCGCGCACCAGCCCGCCGAAGGCCTCTTCTAGGAAGGATGAGCCCATGCCGCTCGTTCCGTCAAGCTCCACGGTGACCCGGTCGAAGCTGCGCAACGCCGGGATGAGCAGCTCTTCGCGAAACTTCTCTCCCGGGAACGGGCCGTCGTCGTAGTTGCGCCCCGCGGGCGCTGGAGAAAATGCGGATGCGAGATTGATGACCGTGTCGCTCATTGTGTGACCTCCAAGGGTTCGAGCGGGATGGACCAGAGTATCAGCGTACCCAGGATCGGCGCTCTCGAAAGCGACGCCTGGTTTGATGGCATCTTCAGCGAGCATGAGTATTGCGCCCTTCCGGAAACGATCGACAGGCGCCCCGAAGGTGTCCCTAGAACGAAGTCGCGCATTTCCGGAAGCCCTTTGCCGCGATAGGAAAGCCCCGTGCTCGTCCTGTTGCGTTCGACCGCTGCCTCGAGCAACAGCCGTTGCAGGCGCGAAGTGCCATCCAAGCCTAGTATGTCGAGCCATTGCCCCGACTTGTCAAGTAGCTTCTCGCCACGTTTCAACCGGCCACGCATCGATTGCTGTATGCCGATCCCGATGTCATAAACGCCTATGAAAAGGCCTCCCAGGTGGCCGTCAACGGGTTCGTCGTGCTTGGCGAAGAGCCACCAGCGGCGCAAACCCTCCGGAACCTGCCCACCGGCCGGATAGGCGTGCTGGCGCACGTTAGTGAGCGCTTCGGTCAGCGATTCGTACAGGCCCTCCGGAATCTTCGCGGCAGTCAAGCGGCGGTAGCTGTCGAGTAGCTCGGCAATGGGCGTGCCGTCGGCGACTTCACCAGTCAAGTATTTCCAACGCACTACCGAGTCGTGAGTCGGGGTGCTCGTCGCAGAGTTGATCCCGAGGCGGTCGGCAAGGCCGAAGTGGCGCATCAGTTGTGCAGCCAGTGAGCGTGGCACGCAGCGTGCGGCAATTCGGCCCGGAAAGCGCTCCAGCAACAACTCAAGATAGGCCAGCAGGATCAGCGTGCCGCCGGGATACATCTTGACCGTGCGTGTGAAGTCGAGCTTTACCTTGGTGCCCGGCTGGGCCAGGGCGGCAAGCATCGAGTTGATGACGTTGCTGAGCTTGGCGCGGTCCTCGGCTCGCTCTGCCAGGACATGCACCGGTACCTGCAGGATCGTAGAGCGCCGTCGCCGTGGGCCCCTTGAGCCTTGGCGGCGTTTGCCTTGGCGGCTCTGGCCGGCCGAGCGGGCTTGAGCAATGCGCGAAATTTGCTGCTGCCTGTCGAGCCATTCCAGTCGGTCGGCGCCAACCTGCTTCACAGCGCCAGGTTCATGGCTTCCCGCGCTCGCGGCGATAGGTGATGCGTGCGGCGCTCCAGGCGACGGCAATGGCGACAAGGGTCGAGGTCCACATGGTCGCGGCCGAACATCATTTCATTGCTGACAAGCAACATCATCGGCAGGAGCACGACGAGCTGCAGCGGTGCGACGGCGATCAAGAAGGGTAAGCGCCGCGCTGACCGCTCGAACTCAATGCGCTTCGACCGCCCAACCCATTGTCGAGCACGTTCTTAGGTGTCATTGCCCTTGCGCGTCTCGCGTCTCGCTTTCGATCGCTCCTTGCTGGCCGGCGAACTGCAGAACAACGCACCGTTGCCGCCGCCGGCCCGCTCGAAGATCGCCATCGTCCCGTTCGGCTTCTCGACACCCCAGATGCGCGATGGGAACGGAACCCCGCGCGCACCCTGCATCTGCTGCACCTCTTCGAAGCCGTCACCGTAGGCCGCTTTCGCGGCATCTCGAACCCTGCCCCAACTCGTCCATGGGAACTGGATCGCGAAGCCTTCGACCTTGCCTGCAATGATGTCGAATTTCACGCCCTCCACGCGCTCGCCGCCGTAGGAATGCAGCGAGTTCCATGCCGTAATGCACGCTTCGCCCGGGCACAGCATCGGGTTGCACACCTCGTCGGCGTCGTCCCACTTCGGATTCGGCACCCGGCATTCCAGCGCGGGGAAGCGCGCGAGCAATTCCGCCCTGTCCGCCCCTAGCGGAACGCCCTTGTAGCCGAGCGCGTCTTGCGTCTGCGCGTGCGCGTGAGCCGCGACGAGCGCGACGGCGAGAATCATCGATCGCATACTACTCCAACGCTCGCCACCGTGGCGCCGCTCAATTGTCCCCGCGTCACTCCTCTCCTTCAATCCCGCAAATGCGGAGGGCCCCACGCGCGCGCACCCCGAGGCTGCAGCAACTCTGGCGTTGGATCCCGGCGGGCCTCAGAGGTTGCGCATGCCGCGCTGAAGGCCCCGGTACGCCGCCGCTGCAATCTGCGTCTCGGTGCGGCGGTCGGTCGGCCCGCTGATGCTGAAGTGGTTCACGATGCTCACGCCCGATGCTCGCCCGCCGTTGTCGGCGTGACGCGGATCACTGGCAGTCAGCACCTCTTCGCGCCGGCCACGCGGCCCGCCCATTAGGATCGCCGGCACTTCACCCGACGCCAGGCCGCCACCATGGAAGCGACGCGCACCGGCAAAGACGCTCGCAGGAACCGCGCGCCTCGATCCGCCCTCGCCGACGATGCCGCCGGAATGAAACTGCCACGAGTCGAAAGCCGTGCTCGCCGGGGACGACGAAGACCCGCCGCCGAACAGCGAGCTCAGCCAGGCCGTGCCGCCGCTACCGCCGGCGCCCTTGAGCAGATCGGCCAGTGGCGCCAGGACCTGCTGTCGGATGGCAATGCGCGTGATGTCGGCCGCGATCGAATCGGCCAGGCTCTTGAAACTCAGGCGGCCGGTGGTGACGAAGGAAACAAGCGCGTCTTCCATGCCGGCGAAAGCGCGGGTCGTGACTTGATCGATCTGCGCATACGTGTCGCGCGCGGCATCGGTGTAGTTCGTCAGCGCCTCTTCAGCCCCGAGGCTCCAATCCGCCTGCAGTGCGAGCTTGTCGCGCCAGTACTTTGCATCGTTGGCCAGGGCCCGGGCATGCGCTGCCTCTTCGATCTCCAAGAATCGCGCGTAGTCCTGCGCGGTGATCTGCCCGGTCTGAAGTTGGTTCGATAGCTCGTCTCGCCGTGCCTGGAACTGATCACCGCGCTCGTTGATCCGCGCATCGATCTCGCGCTGCCGTGCGCCCCGGCCAAGGCCTGACAGGTCGCGCGCGTTTGCGTTGGCGATGGTGTCGAAATAGGCCTGCGCCGCGGCGCGTGCGTCGATGAGGCTGTCGGTGATCCGCTTGTTCGCCGCGACCTGTTGAATCGAAAGTACCTCGACGTTCGTAGCCGCGTCCGCGCGCACCTTGGCCAGCGTGGATTCGACGTCGGCAATCTTGCGCGTGTTCGCGATCGCATCATCGCCGGTCAGCTTCTCGAGCTGAAGCCGCGCTTTCTGGGCTGTCAGAGATTCGACCTCTGCCGCCGCGTTCGCATCGAGGAGCGCCCGCTTGCGCTCGAAGTAGTCCGCATCATCGACCAAGGCCGCGGCGCGTTGCGCATCGAGGATGCGCTCCGCGTTGGACAGCGCGTTCGCGATCGTGTCGCGCGTGTTCCTGATCGCGTCGATCTCGAATGCGAGTTGCGCCCTCGCGTTCTTCGCCTCCTCTGCCGCCTGCGTGCCCCGTCGGCCTCTGGATGCGCCGCCCTTGGCTGCCTTGTCTCTGCTCAGTCCCGAGATATCGAGCGTCGGAAGTCCCGGCGTAAAGCCGCGGTCTTCCGCGGCGCGAGATCCGAAGCCCGTGCCGGTGGCGCTCGGCTGCCCGATGGCAAGAATGCGCGCCTGCAATCGATCGAGTTCGGCACGCGCTCGCGCCCCGTCTTCCTTCACCGCATCGCTGATCGCGGAAAAGCCCTTGAAGTCGAGCCGGCCCAGGGCCGCGATCTGCGCGGCGATGGCGCCTATTTCGGTGCCCACGCCCTTGAGCACGAAGGCGACATCGGTGCCGAGCACGGATACGGCCTGGAAGACGTTGACGAGTCCGCCGACTGTCGAGCTCATCAGCGACGCGGCGACGGACGCGGTCTGCTCGCGGCTTGCCATCTCGCCGAACAGGTCGCCCATGTCATTGAGCACCGGCACGAGGCCGACCGCCGAGACTTGCAGGAACTGCTGCAGTTCCGACTTCAGGCGCGCTGAAGCGTCGGCGAAGTCGTCGGCCGCTTTCGTCTGGGCGTTGGTGATATAGGCCGCGGCAAGCCCTTGGCCAGCGTATTCCTTGAGGAAGCCCAAAAGCTCGGCGCCTTGCTTGCCGAAGATGCCGACCGCAACCGCGGTCTTCTCTGAGCCATCGGCGAACTGTGCAAAGGCACGCGCGACCGACTGCAGTTGCTCTATCGGCGATTGCAGCTTGAAGGCCTGGAAGTCGAGGCCGAGCGCCTTGATCGATTCGCCGACAAGCTTGGACTCGTCGTCCGTCTTGGACAGCGCCGCGGTCAGCTTCACCGAGTTCGAAGCGATGGTTTCGAATGCAGTGCCTGAAACGTCCGCCGCCGTCTTGAGCGACGAGACGTTGACCGCGGTATCGCCGATCTTCTCGGCCAGGTCTTGGTAGTCGCCGACTTGCCGGATCAGTGCCACGGTGCCGACGCTCAGGGCGGCTGCGGCTGCTGTCGCGGCTGCCGCGATTCCGATCGAGACGGCACGCAACCGGGCGCCGATGATGGCGCCGCGTTCGTAGCCTTCGGCGAGACGAAGTGCGCTATCTGCCGCCGCGAGTTGCGCCGAACTGGCGCCCTTGAGGCTGAGTTTGTAGAGCTCGGCCTCGCGCGCCGATCGGCCTTGAATGGCTGCCTGCGTTTGTAGCCGTGTGACGTAGGCGTCGACCGAGCGCGATGCCCGGGCGGTCGCGGCTGCGGTCTGGTCTCCGGTCTTGGTCGCGGTCGCGCCCAGGTCTGCGAGGCTGCGCTTCGCCTTGGATACGCCGGCCTCTACGCCGGTCGCGTCGGCCTTGATTTCGATCTGTGCCTTCAGGTCGGCCATGGATTTCCTTTCAGGTTTTCTGCGAGTCGTTGAAACCGCGCGCCAGCCGATCGCGTGCCGCCGACAGCGCGCGACTCGCCGCTGCGTCGTATGACGGCCGAAGGAATGGCTCGGGCTTCACTACTTGCGGGCCGCCTTCGAGCAATGCCTTCGACGTGTACCAAAGGCCGTCTGATCCCTGATAGACCTTGCGCGTTTGGATGTGCCCGTATTCGTACATGAAGCCGTAGGGCACCTTCCGATGGTTCCATGCGATGTGATAGACCGACCGCTCGTCCGTGCTCTCACTTCTCGAAAAGACTTGATAGATAGCAGCCTTCAGCGCGCCCGGCTCGAAGCGGTAGATCTTGCGGGTCGCGGCGCGCTTGCTCGCGCGGCCGTAGAAGAAGTGCGGCGCATCGGACTCGGGCGCGCGGGCCTTCATCTCGTCGTAGAAGACTTGGGCGCCCGCCTGCGCCGCCGGTCGCGTTTGGTCGCGCGCGGCCTTGCTGATGCGGTCGAGCTCGGCGTTCAAACCGGATTGGTCGAATGTGATGTTGATCTGGCGGCCGACAATTACCTTGAGCGCTGGGCGCCAACTATCGTGAGCGGTTGACGCACACCGCCGGGGTGCGTTTTGCGGTCGGGTTCCTACAGTGATCACCTTCAAGAGGAAGGCGATCACGGTGCCCGGCAAACGCATAACGGATCTACAGGTGAACAAGTACAAGGCACTCAGAGGCACGCACAGCCAGGAAGCATCGGCGGCGAAGACGGGCATCAGCGTGGCCAGCGCGCGCAGGGTTGAGACGGCGGCTACGCTGCCGTCGCAACGACCGCCACGCCACTGGCGCACCCGCGCGGACCCGCTGGCCGAGGTATGGCAGACGGAAGTGGTGCCGATGCTCGAAGGGGCGCCGTCGTTGATGGCGGTAACGCTGCTCGAGGAGTTGCAGCACCGCCACCCCGAGCAGTTCGGTGACTCGGTGCTGCGCACGCTGCAGCGCCGGGTCGGCCAGTGGCGCGCCGAGCATGGCGACGAGCGCGAGATCTACTTCGCCCAAGAACATCCACCGGGGCGCCTGGGGCTGTCGGACTTCACCGTGGCCGACGAACTGGGCATCAGCCTGGGTGGCCTGGCGTTCCCGCACCGGCTCTACCAGTTTGCGCTGGCGCACAGCGGCTGGCGCCACGTGCGTGTCGTGCTCGGCGGCGAGAGCTTCCAGTCACTGGCCGCAGGGTTGCAGGACGCGCTGTGGATGGCCGGCGGGGTTCCAGAGGAGCACCGCACCGACAGCCTGTCTGCGGCGTTCAACAACCTGGCCGAACGCGAAGAGCTGACCAAGCGTTACCACGCCCTGTGCACGCACTACGGGGTGCGCCCCACGCGCAACAACACGGGCGTAAGCCACGAGAACGGCGCCATCGAGTCACGCCAGGGCAGCCTGAAGAAGGGTCTCGATCAGGGCCTGCTGCTGCGCGGCAGTCGCGAGTTCGCCGACCTGCCGGCCTACGAGCAGTTCGTCGCCGAGACCGTGCGCCGGCTCAATGCCCGCTGCGCCCGATCGTGGGAAGCCGAGCGCGCCTGCCTGAGGCCGCTGCCGGTGCGCCGTACGGGTGACTTCGAGGAGATCGATGCACGGGTCAGCAAGTTCGGCGTGTTCACGGCCAAGCGCGTGCTCTACAGCGTTCCCTCGCGGCTGGCCGGACACCGGCTGAAGGTCCGGCTGCACAGCACCCACCTGGACGCCTGGCTGGGCGGCGTGAAGGTCTTCGAGTGCGAGCGACTGCATGCCAGCGCCGCCGACCGTCACCCCCGTCAGATCGACTGGCGCCACATGTTGCCCAGCCTCAAGCGCAAGCCCGGCGCCTTCGCGCGCTGGGTGTTGCGCGACGCGATGTTCCCGCGCAGCGAGTACGCCCAGGTCTGGGAGCGCATCAGCGCCAAGCTGCCCGAGCGGGCGGCGTGCCGGCTGATGGTCGAGTTGCTGGACCTGGCCGACCGCGCCAACGTTGTGGCCGAGCTCGCAGGCGTGTTGGCCGCCTTGCAGGCCAATGACGAATTGCCCGACATCGACGAGCTGCGAGAACACTTCGCTCCGCGGCCACCGACGATGCCTGATGTTCAGGTGGTGCTGCCCCCGACCTCGGTGTACGACGAGTTGCTGGAGGCCGCATGAGCAGCACCATGCACACTACCGCCAGCGCGACCGATGCCGCCAACTCCGGCGCCGCAGTGCCGATCATGCTGACCGAGTTGCGGCTGCCGACCATCAAGCGGCTGTGGGCCGATCTGGCAGCGCAGTCCAACCGCGAAGGCTGGCCGGCCGAGCGCCTGCTGCACACGCTGCTGGGCTTTGAGATGGCCGAGCGCGAGACACGGCGTCTGGCGCGCGCCCGGGCCGACAGCGGCTTGCCGCCGGGCAAGAGCCTGGCCGAGTTCGACTTCGCGGCGGTGCCCGCGGTGTCCAAGGCGCATGTGATGGCCCTGGCCGAGGCCGACTCCTGGATCGGCCAAGGGCACAACCTGCTGGCCTTCGGCCCGCCAGGCACGGGCAAGACGCATCTGCTGGCGGGCATTGGCCATGCGCTGATCGACCGCGGGCTGAAGGTGCTGTTCATGCGAACAAGCGAGTTGGTGCAGCGCCTGCAGGCCGCTCGACGCGATCTGCGTCTGCCGGCCGAGCTTGGCAAGCTCGATCGCTACGACTTGATCGTCCTGGACGACTTCAGCTATGCCCGGCGCGACCAGGCGGAGACCTCGGTGCTGTTCGAGTTGATCGCCGAGCGCTACGAGCGCAAGAGCATCGCCATCACAGCCAACGCGCCGTTCTCGGCATGGGACGAGGTGTTCCCGGACAAGGCCATGACCGTGGCGGCAGTGGACCGACTCGTCCATCACTCGACGATCTTGGAGATGAATGTGGACAGTTATCGTCGCCGCGGGGGGGTGGCCGGGCGGCCCGCCACCCCCCCCACACCCAA